AAAACTAGTGCAGACTTAAGTGTAGAAGAGTTAGAAGAATTAGCTCAACTTAAAAAAGATTTAGGAGGACAATAATGGCTATTTATAGACCTTCAAAAGGTGTTAAACAAAAGAATGGTAAGGTCTGGGACCCTACTAAGAAATCTAAGAATTCAGCTACTTATGGACGTAATAACGTTAAAGAACATAAGGAGCCAGAGCTTGTCCGTGCCCATCGTGAAGAATGGCGAAAAGAGGGTAAAGACGGACTACACAGTTGAACCTCATGCTGTCCTTTAGGTTTTCGGGGTACCTTTGGTTCAAAAACCCCGTACTAGAATACATGCCCATATGGGTGCTAGATTGATAGGAGGCCTTATATGGGCGATTATATGAGTGGTTACCGTGAAAAAGTAACCGACGAACAACTACTTAACTTAGTTGATACAGGTGTATCTAACTCAGCAGGAGATTTTTTAAATTCTTCCGAGTTAGCTAACGACAGATTACAGTCTACTTATGAATACGCAGGTTTACCTGAAGGTCATTTAAGACCTAACGGTGTATCTAAGATAGTTTCATCAGATACAACAGAAACTATAGAAGCTTATTTAGCTTTGATATCAGAGTTAATGTTTAATAACAATCGTATAGCTAAATTTAAGTCATGGTCAGCATCACCCAGCGCTATAGCAGCAGCTAATGATGCATCAGATTTAGTTAACTATACCATATTTAAAAAGAATAATGGTTGGGAATTATTAAATACTTGGGTAAAGTCAGCCTTACTTTGGAAAAACTCAGTAATACGTTGGGACTTTGTAGAAGACAAGTACGCTGACTTTGAAGAGTACGATTCACTTACTGAAGAAGCTTTAGATCTTAAACTGTCTGATAAAGAAATAGAAGTAGTTGGTGAGTTAAATTTTAATCCATCAACTAATACTTACGAAGATGTTAGGTTAAAAAGAACCTATGATATGTCTAGAGTTAAAATAGAAAATGTACCACCAGAAAACTTTTTAATATCAAGAGACGCAAGTGCTATTGATGATGCTAAGTTTGTTGGTGTACAAATAGAAATGTCTCGTTCAGATATAAGAAAAATGTATCCTGATATTGCAGATGAAGTTTCTGATTGGTCAGAATTACCTAGTGCAAGTGAAGATCATTCCAATTATTCTGAAGACGTAGCAGTACGTAAACGTGTAACAGGTCAAACATACTGGTCTGGTTCAGGTAGTGACGATGATTCATTGTTAGAAGCTAATATGAAAGTAGCTGTAACAGAGTGTTGGATTAAAGTAGATCGTGATGGAGATGGTATAGCAGAACTTAAACATATAATTGTTGCAGGCAGTAACATATTACATGAAGAAGACTGTAACTATATTCCACTAGCATCACTAAGTCCTTTTGAAATACCTTACGAGTTCTTTGGATTATCTATAGCAGATATGACAAGATCTACTACACTTACTTCTACTGCTATACTACGTGGTTTTGTAGAAAACACTTACTTAAGTAACTATTCACCTAAGTTAGCTGATCCGAATGTTGTAGACTTTTCTGCATTACAAAACATGAGACCTAAACAGATTATACCAACTAACGGTAATCCTGCAGGTGCAGTTACTGACTTACCACCAAGCACTATTAGTGCAGGTACAGTTCCTTTGTTACAACATTTACAAGTACACAAAGAACAAGCTACAGGTATGTCTAAAGCAGCACAAGGACTTAATGACGAATTATACGTATCAGGTAACAGTGAAGTTAAACTAAATCAAGTTATGACTGCCAGCCAAAAGCGTATACAACATATAGCCAGAAAATTTGCTGAAGGTGGATTTAAAAGACTATGTGAAGGTGTTTATAAGACTATAAAGGCTAACATGGATGAAGTTAGTATTATGTCTGATAGACGTGGTGTTATGTTAGATGTTAATCTAAAAGAACTACCTACTTGTATAGAGTTAGAAGTAGATGTAGATTTAGGTGAAAACTCTAATGCTAACAAAAGAGAAAAGTTAATGTTATTAGCATCTCAATTAATACCTATGCTTAAAGAGTCAGGTCAAGGAGCTATGATTAAGCCAGATGCCGTAGCTAATATAGCGTTTGACATGGTTAATAGTCTTGATCTTAAACCAGAACAATATCTTAAAGATCATACTACCAAAGAATTCTTGGAAGAAGCTAAGAACGCTATGAAAATAGCAGAGGATGATAAAAAGAGAATGAAGGAGATCGCAGCTCGTGTTGAAGAATCTAAAGCTAAACAAGCTGAAGCAAATTCAGTTTACACTAAGGTGCAAGCAGATAATTCGCTTCAAGATAACATTAGGCAAACAGCTATTGCACTTGATCGTCATGATCAAGAATGGGCTCGCCTTAAGACTGCCGCAATTAAAGCAGAAGTTACTCCGGAAAATCTCCCAACTCCGGGAAATATGGACGAGATAATGATGAAAGCCGTTGAAATAGTTAAATCTATTGAGGCAGCACCATCAGGAAAAGAAGGTGGTTCACTAGACGAAATGGTGAAACAAATGGGCATAGACCCTGCACAAGCAGTGCAATTAATAAAACAAGCAATCGGAGGTGGACAATAGTCCCCTCCCTAACTACACCTCTACCTTTCGAGATGATGTGTACATAAGGTAAATTATGGAAAAATATAGAGAAGCAGGTGACAAGAGGATGACCAAGAAGGTGCATCCCGATAGATTATCACAAATAGCTTTACAGGAAGCAAAGTTCTCAGCAGACACTCGGAACAACTTCTTTGACTCAGCATACGGAGATATCTTAGTAGATTTCTTTGTTGAGTGGCTAAAGACCGAACCTCACGAAACTAAGACTAGAGAGCATTTATATGCTTGTTCTATGGCGCTAGGTAGCGTTAAAGAAAAGTTAATTAGTATAGAAACTAAAGGTCGTAACATTCCTATTATGGAAAAGTTAAGTGAGGAAGACAGCAATGATTAATATTAAAAAAGAAACAATAGATGTAGTAATAGACAATATTGATAATTCAATAACTTATTACTTAAATCAACATACTGCAGATATAAGTGGAGCCAGTCGTATTAGAAACGATGCTCCTATAATTAAAGGTTTATTTGATTACAGAGAAGCCTTAATTAAATTGCAGAAAGAAAATTCTCCCGCAAAGAAAAGAGGTAATCCTAATTTTGGAAAAAATAATCCTTACAATACTAATAAGCAGGAGGTAACTAATGATGGCTGATAATAATAGTTCTACCCAAACGGATGATAAAATTGTTGACAGCAGTTCTGAAGATCAGATGCTCGCAGACATTCTTAATAAATCAGAAATACTCCAGGAAGCTGGTGTAGTTCCGGTACCAGAAGAATCTCTACCCGAACCTGAACTCCAGGACTCAGAAGACACAGGAACAGAAGAAGACCTTGAACAACCTGTAGAATCTGCCGAATATGAAGATGATGTTGAACCAGATAATGAAGAAGAGGAAGAAAGTAAAGAGGAAGACGGAGATGCCGAGGCTACCGAAGTTGATACTTATCTACTTGATGACTTAGAAGACATTATGGTATCCCACAAAATTGATGGTGAAGAAGTAACACTTCCTTTATCAGAGTGGATTGCTGGTTCTGCAACCAAACAACATCTTAGTAAACAAGGTCGTGAGATTGGGGAAGCTCGTAAATC